ATATAAGGAATTATAAACTGTATAATGAATTATAAAACTCTTTATATACTATATAAGGAATTATATACCATATATAAGGAATTATAAACTGTATAAGAAACAAATTAATAATTATTTAAGCAATTATCGCATTCTGTATATTCATCACTAAATGGTGTAAATATTGTTCCACAAGTGCAACATTCTTTTAAATCCATAAAATCTAAATAATTAAAAAAACATTCACGACAAATATCGTTATTATAAATAACTTTTTTACACATATGACATTGTTTTTCCAAACTAACATTATGAAAATTGTTGATTAACGAATCCATTAATTTATTTTATATTTTGCTATCATTTTTTAAATACTCTATTACATTATCTGAAGCAACTTCTAATAATATAAACTTTTTAATAACCTTAATAGCATCAATATCCAAATATTCAATTGCATTTTCTTCAGTTAAATCTAAGTTTTTCTTATGACATTGAGCACAAATTCTACAATTAACTACTTCAATAATATCATTATTACACCTTGTATAAGTAATTTTAGGATAACGATTACCATTATACGGTTTAAGTTCAAATAAATAATTATTGTTAGCATCTTGAATACGACATTCGTCTGATAACATTCCACACGGTCCTGAACAAAAATGAAAGTTACTATGATCTAATACAATTTTAACCATATTTTATATAAATAAACAAATATATATGTCGTAATTTTTATATATAAAAAAATATATTTATATATTTATATATGGATATAGAAGACATTGTAGAGGATTTTAAAAATATTACAGATGTTGAAAAGTTTAGACTGAGTATTCAAAAAAAATATAAAATAGTTTTATCTAAACCCGATCTTATTAATATTTATAATCAATTAAATCTTAATGACGAAAATCTTAAAAATCTTATTATTAAAAAAAGACAAAAATCTACATCAGGTGTTATTGTTATAACGGTTTTAACATCAGGTAATCCATCTTACGAAGAAGATGGTAAAATAATAACTAAAACATTTAGTTGTAAACATAATTGTGCTTATTGTCCTAATGAAAAAGCACACGAAGGTAATGGATGGATTGATCAACCAAGAAGTTATTTATATTCAGAACCAGCCGTTTTACGTGCAAATGCAAATGACTTTGATCCTATAAAACAATTTAATTCACGTGTATCTACTTTAATTTCTATGGGACATACAATAGATAAAATTGAATTGATAGTATTAGGAGGAACTTGGTCTCAATATCCTAAAAAATATCAAGATTGGTTTATTACTTCAATTTATTATGCGGCAAATACATTTTATAATCCTAGATCTATGTATTCTTTAGAACAAGAGATAACAATTAATGAAACCGCAAAAATACATATAATAGGTTTAACATTAGAAACTCGTCCTGATACTATAGATTTAAATGAAATTAAAGAATTACGTAAATATAATTGCACTAGAGTTCAATTAGGAGTTCAACATACTGATAATAATGTTTTAAAAAAAATACAAAGAGGTCATACTATAGAACAAGCTTACAATGCTATTAAATTATTAAAAAATAATTGTTTTAAAGTTGATATACATTTAATGCCTAATCTTCCTGGATCAAATTATGAAAAAGATCAAGAAATGTTAAATAACGCTCTATATAATCCGGATTTAGAAGCAGATCAATATAAAATATATCCGTGTGCTGTAGTTCCTTGGACTAAAATAAAACAATGGTTTGATGAAGGATCTTATATACCTTATGATGATACTTTATTATTCCAATTAATTAAAGATTTTAAAATAAAAGTTCAAAAATGGAAAAGACTTAATAGAATTATTCGTGATATACCATCTTCGTATATTACTGGTGGATATAAAGATGTTAATATGCGTCAATTATTACAAACCGATATGAAAAAAAATAATTGGAAATGTAATTGTATTAGATGCCGTGAAGTTAAAGATAATAAGATAACTGAAAAAATAGAACAAGTTTGTAGTGTATATAAAGCATCACAAGGAACTGAATATTTTATATCATTTGAAACTTTTAAATATCTTATAGGATTTATAAGATTACGATTAAACAATAATTATGAAAATACTGTAAATATATTAAAAGATTGCGCATTAATTAGAGAACTCCACGTTTATTCTAGTCTTACAGATGTAGGTGGAGACGTTGAAGATTCTTATCAACATAAAGGTTTTGGTAAAAAATTAATTAAAAAAGCAGAAGAAATAGCATTAAAATGTGGTTATAATAAAATAGCAATCATAAGTGGCACAGGAGTACGTGATTATTATCGTAAAATGGGATATACATTAGACGAAACGTATATGATCAAAAACTTATAAATAAATAATTCTATTGTTCTTTTTATAATATTATTATTTGCAAGTAATAAATAATATAAATGCAAATAATATAACATTATTATCATATATAGATTTTCCGGTTTATTTACTAATTGTAAATAAACAATACAAAAACCGCATTTTCTAAAAGAAAGATGCGCAAATAAAGATTCTATCGTTTTATTTCTATGTTCAAGATAATGTGATAATCCGTAAAATAATATTACAAATAAATATAATATTATATTTATAGTATCATTATACATTAAATGAAAATAATATAAAATAGCATTAATACGATCTATATTATGTAATGATCTATTATAATCTAAAAACCAATATAAAGCTGATATAAAACTTGTAAAAATTGTATGAATATATAGTAAGTAATTAACAGAAAATGAAATAGTATAAAGTGGAAATAATAACCAAAAAGAATTGATACCTAAAATAAATCTATACATTCTTATATATTATTATATAATTTCTTATAGTTATACCCACCATATAAATAATCTATAATATATATGTAATAATATAGGTATTAGGCATAAATTATATAATATATTTTTAATTGATAATTTATAACAATATGATAATATAATCATACATATTATTGACTTAAAAGGTATCATTCTATTACTTTGTAATATCGTAATTTTACTAAATATACCTAGACTTAACATTATAGCAGGATATACTAACAATAAAGGTAATGTTAGAATACCAGTATAATAAAAGAAATAATGAATATGTTTAAGAATACTAAATGATGATTTTGAAATATCTTTCATAATTATATACATACTTGTATTAAATGTTTAACTCTAAAAAATGATAACATAAATAATATATTATCAAATGTCAAATATAGAAAATACTCTTAAAGAAAATATAGGTAAATCTTTATTTCATATACCATCATTAAACAAATATGTTGGATGGATTAATTTAATCAGTTTCTCATTTATGTTTAAACCCATTGGTATCAATCGCACAATCAATGAGGATGTTATAAATAAAAGAGTAAAAGAAAATGAAGATTCTTATCTAGCTACTCAAAAATATTATGATTTTGGAAATGCTGAACTGGTTGTAATTCGTGAATATAATGATAATATCTTATACATCATTGATGGACAACATCGTTTAGGAACTATGCAAAATTTAAAAATAAAATATCCAGATCGTGATCTTATTATAAGTGTAAGTATTTACGTTAAAGATACAATCCAAGAAACTGTAAAATATCTAAAGCATTTTCAAAATCAATATCCGTCAGACGATAGGTTGTTTTCAGCAAACCAAGGAGAAAGAGATCAACTTGATAAAGTTTTGGCAATATTCAACTATGAATATCCCGAAGTATTCTCACAATATAATAAACATATTCTTAATCTTATAAGTAAAAAAGATAAATATTATAAAGAACCAAATAGACCATATTTATCTAATGGTATGATATCTGATTTTATTCGCAATCCTGAAGTTAAAATTAATAAACTGAATGATCCTAATATTACAAGTGATGATATTAAGATGATAAATAATAAAATAAAAGAAAATCTTCAAATGTATAAAGGCACTATAAATCATAATTTAATTGAAAACGAATTGAAAGGTTGTTATTTTGGTATAATTCGTAAAGACAATAAAAAACTAATTGAAGCTATAAATACATAAAAACATTATTATTATGTTAGAATATATACAATATATGGATAAATCTATTTTATTTAATTATATTGTAGAAATACAATAGTAGATGATACAACTGATGAAATTATAAATATTTATAAAGAATGACCAGATTTAGGTAAAATGAAAGAAACTTATGTTCAATATAAAAAATCCAGTATATTTAGATTATTTTTAAAATAAAATATCAAAAAATGAATATAACAGAATAGTAAATAATAAAAAAGTATTATGTAAAAATACTAAATGTATTAAAAAAACTTATATAACTCCAAAAATATATATATAAAAAATGTAGATTGGAATGAATTAAAGTTTTGTTGCCATAAACACGGTATTAGAAGTTGTTCTAAAGAACTTAAGTAACAAGCAAATCTAATTGATCATTAAATTGTTGTGTCTTTTCTTCAAGTGTTCCTATATCAGGAAATTTTGGTAATGATAATATATTATTTGTTTTTTTTATAAGTCTTGTAGGAATATAAGGATAATGAAATTGTTCTAATAATCTTCCATTACTAATTCCTTTTTGTATTACAATAATAGTTTTATCAGAACTATTATCATAATCTGTTTCATCTATTGTAAATAATTCTCCTTTATAAATATAAAAATCATTGTCATCATCTATTTTTCCTAAAAATATAGGAAATTGTATTGCTCCTATTTTTATATTTAAAGTTATATTATATTCATTTTCTTCAATTGCTTTGGCAATTCCAACTAATCTAATATTTTTATAAATATTATCATTAACTTCTAACGTTTTCTGTTTTGTAAAATATTTAATTTTTTTAAATATTTCTTTTAAGTTATCAGTTGTAAATGGTTTTCTACCTAATGCAACATTTTCAGGAACTTTACCTGTTTTATGACAATCTAAAACATAATTATAAATATTTACAGTATCATAACAATTTACATAAGTTTTTCCATTAATTACGGTCTTTATTTTAGATAAATATTTAATTTTTTTAGCGTGCATATCAGCATACAATTCCATTGTAAATGGCTCAGTACCGGTTAAATCACATTTGTTTTTTAAAACTTCATCTAATCTGTTTTTAAAAACTTTATCTACTCTATTTTTAAAAACTTCATCTAATCTTTTTGCGTCTAATTTTAATTCAGTTTTAATAGCACTTAAAGATTTTTTACCACCTCCACTATATTGCATTAATTGTTTTGCTCGTGTATTGCTAATCTTACCATTTAATTCTGCAATTTTTAATTCTATTAAAAGTTCTTCAGAGTTTTCTATATTTGTTCCATCATATATATATTCGTAAAACTTACTTTTAAGATCATCAGTTAAAATAACATCACTTGATTCTTCATATAAAGTGCTACTACTACTTGCTCTAGTTTTACTAAAAGCAGATAAAGATCTTTGTGTAGTTTTAATAGGTAAATAACCATATTCAAGATCATCTTTAGTTCTATTAATAGAAACCGAAAAATATGGTGATACTTTCTTACCTAAATGTTCTTTATTATATTCTTTTAGTTTTCGATCATATTCTTTTATTTGTATATTATATTCATTTATTTTTTTACTATATTCGTTTAATTGTCTATCTTTATCGTTATCAATTAAATTAGTTAATTTTATTTTTAATTCTACAAGATCTTCTTTTGAAGCTTTAGAAATATTTGATTCTAAATTTAATTTACGATTTTTATAAATTATTAATTCTTGCGATAAAATTGGATATGTAGGTATTTCGGGTGGGTTTGGTAAATTATCATATGGATCTTTAACAAAATTATATACCACTTGTTTATTTGATTCCATATGTATTTCTTCAATATCAAAAATAGCAGAAACTAAAAATTTGCTATAAGTTGTATTATCTACGGTCATAATACAGTTATAAATAATATTTACATAATAATTACCGTGGTCATCTAAATAATTATAATCCATTTTAGTTTCTTTAATTCTTTCAAAAATATCTTCTTTTCCAAACAAATTAATTAAGTGTGATATACAATGTATTCTCGTTTTCATATTTTTAATAGTTTCCGGTAAAACATTTGTATCAATATCCAACATTTCTTCAAAATATGAAATATATTCAGGTTGTTCTAATTCTATGCGATTTGCCAATTTTGTTAGTGGTAATATTAAAACACAAAGATCGTAAATATATTCATTTACCATTTCAATAAATACTTCTAGATTTTCATCTAACATAATATCTTTTAATACATCAGGTATAGTCGGATATGTTTTAGCCAAATTAGAATTAACTTCAAATTGCATTGCTATTATTTTGTATAAAAAGTAATTAAGATTAAATTCACTAACATTATTATCCTTTAAATAATATGCCGTAAATAAATAATCAAAATCAAACTTTTTTAATTTAACCTCTTTACCATTTCGTTTATAAAAAGACAAATCAATTGAAGTAGAATTAAAAGTATAACAATGTGTTGTTGGTAATTTAGTAGTAATATTAGGTTCATTTACTGAAACTAAATATTCTAAGAACGATTTATACAATTTAACATATTCTTTATCAGAAACAATAGATACTTCAATAATTTCATCAGTATATGGATTAATTTCAGGATTATCACGCCATTTTTTTAATTTACTTTTAAGTTCTTTATCTGTTATAAAAATATTAGGATTCTCAAATATCTTTTGTGGAATAGATAAAGTTTCCTTATTAACTTTTTTATGAATTAAATCTATTGCAACCGGATTACTGTATAGCTCATCCCAATCTGGATTTTCTAATTTTTTAATTGCTTCAATATCATTTGAACGACATATCTTTTTAATTTTTAATTGTTCTGTAGGTTTATATTCACTGCGAAGTAATTTACTACCATTCGGGTTTAAAAATAAATTATCATAGTTAATGTTATCCGGATTTTTATCTAATATTTTAATAGCATTTGGATTTGCTGATAATCTAGAATAATCAATTATATCTGGGTTCTTTTCTAATATTTTAATAGCATTTGGATTAGCTGACAATCCTGTCAAATATTTATCTTTAAATTGTAATATTAAAAGCTCATTATATTTATTAGGATCAATCAATACTGAATATAAATATGTATCTTTAACGAAGTTAAAATCATTTAATAAATATAGTAATATACCTGGATTAGCTAATAATTTACACCAATCTATTTTACTTTTTAAACTATCATATTCAGTTTTAGTTAATGTTTTCTCATATTCTATTCTTTTTTCTAATATTTTAATAGCATTTGGATTTGCAGATAATCCTTCCCAACCATAATTATCAATAGTGTTTTTATTTATCCAATATCTTAACGACATTTTAATTAAAAAAAATAATAAAATTATTTACAATTACAATTAAATCTTATAATTAATACAATAATTAATGTTATTGTAAATGCTATTATAAACACTTTAAATAACATTTAATTATTCAGTAAAGGTTAAAACCTTATGTAATATTTCTTTTTGCACATTCTTAGGTGCTTTACTTGCCGTAATAATATCAGCCATTTTATATTCTTTACAAACAAAAAATAAGTAAATATTAGGATCGTGTCTAATAAGTTTTAAAAACTTACTCTTATGTTTTAAATGTTCATCATAAGTGCAAGGATATACAAGTAGATTTTCTTTTTTAAATGTTTCAGTTAAATTATCAATTTTAGTTTGTAATATTTGTTTTTTATACTCTTTAGCAAGATGATCGTTTAACATTATATATTCATCACTAATTAGCATATACACAATAGGTATAGTTTTATAATTGTTTTTAATAAGCTTATTATAATACTGTAGATCAAACATATGTATATATACATATTAACTTTTAAATCATTTTTTATAACTGTCAGGAACTTTAGTTATAATTTTACCATTTTCAATATAAGCATTCCGCTGTTTTTCTTCAGTAACTTTAAATACACATCTAGTTACCTTATCATTACATAACATCATAGCCAAAGATGATACAACTAAACTAAAAGACCATTTAAAATAATGAATATATTTAAGATCTTTAATTTTATTTAAATATGGTTTAATTTTATTACCAGTCATAAATGTAGTTCTAATTATCATAAAGCAATCATTTGGTATATATGGTTGTCTTAATTCAACTTCACTCAATGGATAATCTTTATCAAATACAATATTATGAAGTTTTTTAAAATCAGTAATAGCATTTTCTTCTGTAATTTTAACAGGAGTATTAAAAGAGTTTAATTTATCTACATCATTTTGAAAATTAGCTTTCAATAAATCATACATACCGAACGAACTAAAGACACATTGATTTGACATCAAACAAAATAAAATATTATTTGCTCTATTATCAATAATATTAAAGAAATCTTCTTTTACTGGTTCTTCAATAATAGTATCATCGTTAAGTTTCATTACGTAATCAAATTCATTTGCAATTTCTTCCCAAAATGTAAATAACATATAATACGATAAATTACGATATTCTACATTATACCAATCTGTGGTAATATCTGTTTTTAAAATAGTATTAAGTTTATCTTTATCAATATTATCAGGTGTGGATAACTTAATATCTTTAAAAGAAACTAGATTAGAACAATCTGATCTTATGCCTAAAAGTATTTCTTCTTTATCTTCTTTTGATAAATCTTCATTTAAAATATAGACATTATGTTTATGGGTATGATTATAGTTTTTAAATAAGAAATATAAGGTAGTCTTAAGGTATATTTTACGGGAAGATTTAGTAAAAATAAAAATACCGGTTTTCATTTATTGTAAAAATATTGTCATAGCTTTATGTAAAATGAATGTGTTAGACGAAAGATTTAAATCTTTCGCTTTTTCAAGTATTTCTGAAAATGAAGAATATAAAAAACTTTATATAATATCATTACATAATGATGATGATAATATTAAAGATAATATACCTTATATATATACCATATTTAAATTAAAACAAATACAAATAAATAATAATAATTATGAAATACCAAAACTAATAAAACATTTATGTTTTTTAGATAAAAAAACGGATAAACTTATTGTAGATGATAAGACTTTAAATTATATTGATGAATATATAAGAAATCTTTCAAAAATTGAACGATTACTATTATTAATAAGGAGTGATCTAAACAATATGGATTTTTATATGTTAAGAGCCGTAAGCGAACTTATAGATGATATTAATTTAATTATTTTTGAGTTTGAAATATCTATTAATTTTTTTAAGACAACTGAGAATGTTAATAAACTACAAGATCTTAAACATTTATCAGAAAATATAAAATCAATGATAACAAGTAAGGTAATCTATTTAGATATATTAAACTCTCGTATTTTAAGTATAGTTTCATTATCTGCATTACCTGTATTAGTTTTAATGACTATTTGGAGCACTACTGTTAAAAGAGAAGACAGTATTTTATACAAAAATAATTTTAAATTTGCTTATAGATCAACGTATTTATTATCAATATTACTAGTGCTTGGAATTATATACAAATATCGTAAAGATTTTCATTGACATTCACCATTTACACATTTTAAACCAGGAGCACAATCTGTATCATCTCTACATTTTTGAGTAAAATTATTTGCGTTATTATCACGTTTTAATTCAAAATATACAATAAACAAAGCAACAATAAAAGCACTTACAATCAAGAAAAAACTGGTTTGTTTGAAAGACATCATATAAAGATATATGTCGTTTTTAATTATAATAATGGAAAATAATAATACTGAGATTTTATCTGTTTTAAACAATATTAATGAGAATATTAAATTAGTTGTTGAAGAACTTAAAAAATCAAATGATAATAAAATGAAAAATACTCCCAATCTATTTGATTTATTTGGTGGTATGAATTCTCCCGACGAAGAAGAAGAAGATGAAGAAGAAGATGAAGATGAAGATGAAGATGAAGATGAAGAAGAAGAAGAAGAAGCAGAGGAAGAAGCAGAGGAAGAAGCAGAAGCAGAAGCAGATACAACTAAATAGATATTGAATTTTCTTGATACCATTTAATAACATTTGGATGAACTTTAAAAGAATCACGATGAAGATTAATAATTTTAATATTTTCTAATTTTTTACCACGTGACAAAGCAGTATAACCTTGTCCATATTCAAATATTTTAGAACCTAAATCTATTTCTACGTAATCAATAGTAGAGCCTTGACTTTTATGTATAGTGAGAGCATATGCAAGTTTAATAGGCATAAACATAATGGTAAGATTTTTAATATAATTATTTTTATATTCCTGTGGATAATAATTAATTTCGTGTATTAAACCATTTAAGGTTTTTACAAAACAACTAGATTTATTAATATCTACCACAACACCTCTAGTTCCATTAACCAATTCATTTTCAATACTAATATTACGAGTTATCATAACTTGCGAACCTACACATAAAAATATTGTATATTCATTTAATTTTTGTTTTAGATTATCATTAACATCCTTTGTAAAATAGGCAACAAACATATTTGATTTTGGTTCATTTACCAATATTTTTTTTATTTCTTTTTGATTAATTTTATCAACATCCACATTGTTAGGATATAATTTAGTTGGTTTAATATCTGTAAAACTAATTTCTTTATTTTTAATTAAAATATCATATATTTGCTGTGTTAATTTACCAAAACGCAATTTTGCCAAAATTAATTGAAAAAGCTTGTCATCCGTTTGACGGATTAATTCAGTTAATTCAATAATCTTAGGATTAAGCGTAAGCCAAGATGAACTTAGAAAACAAAAGTTATTAGTAACCGGTGGTAATTGAAAGAAATCACCTACAAAAATCATTTGTATTCCACCAAATACTTTATCCGTATTTTTACAAGCTTTGAGTATATCCGAAATAGTATTACAAAGAATACTATCAAGCATAGATACTTCATCTATAATCAATAGATCTAAATCTCTTATTTTTTTATAAGTATCACATTTAGTTGATGTTAATTTCTGAATATGTTTGAAAACATTAGTATCTGGTTTAAGTTTAAAAAAAGAATGTATAGTAGTTCCACCAACATTAATTGCCGCACATCCCGTTGTAGCAGTTATACCAACATTTTTATGAAGTAATTGAGGCATAATTACTTGTAATACAAAAGATTTACCTGTTCCTGGCGAACCTGTTAAAAATATAGTATCACCATTTAATATACTCTGTATAACGTTTTCCTGTTTTTTTGCTAACATTACTATAATCTTATATTATAATTCATTTTTATATAAGATCATCACTGAATAATACCATACAACAGCATATAATACTAAAAAATGTAATATAGCACACAATGAGATTATATTATACCAAACAAGATTATTATTTATACTAAACAACACTATACAACACAATATGATACCATATATTACTATATTATATTTTGTAATATTATATACCATACCTCAGTCATTTAAATATAAAAATAAATCTTTATATACTATACAATCTATGTAATTTAGTTGAAAGCGTCATTTCTATATAATGTCTATTATCATTATCATATGCTTGCATATTATGTTTATCTAATATACATTGTATTTTTCCAACAACTTCATTCCATATATAAGTTTGTAATTCTTTATAATTTTTTTCTTTACCCGAAAATCCACTATAATAATCATAATCTTCTTTATATTTCAAAAAATAAATAAAATAACCATAATCACGTTCTATTTCATCAAATAATGCCCATATTAAAGGCGTCTTAATATTCTTACAATGAAATATATATGTGTATTTAGTTTGCATTATATATGTATTAACGTATCAATTAATTTAAGTGTGCTATCGTTTATTATAGATTGCATAGAATTACATATTAATTCTGCTGATTTTCTTATATCTATTTCATTATCTCCATAAGTATAACTAATAGTATTATATGTTTTTGCTGCCAACCATTTTTTAAGATACTCTGCAGAACATCCAAACATTGCACACGTCTTATCTTTACCAAATATTTCATACAATGATACAATCTTATTCTTTGTTTTATTAAAAATTTTCTGTTGATGTATCCATTTACGAATTTTTTTAACATCCAAACTAGTAATATTATTGTTAGGTTTATTCCAGTTTTTCAATGCTTTTATTTTACTATCTACTGTTTTTAAATTATCAAAATTAGTGTTCAATATCATTACACATATTTCATCTTTTGACATAGATTTCAACCATTTAAAAGTATCTTTATAAATTATTTGATTCATCGACATTATGTTTTTATTTTATTATGTTATCATTTTTATTTCTATTTTTTTACGTTTTTTTAAATAACCAACTATTTGTAATAAAGAATCGCACAAGTCATCTGCTTTACTTTTATATTCTTTAAATATACTTTCTAAACGCTCATTGTCTTTTATCATTAAACAACATATTTCTATTGCTTTTTTCTTATTATTCCTATATTGCTCTGCTTTACTACAAGTTTTATCCATCTCATAACCTTCCAATTTTATTGAAGCATTTACTTGAACTATATCAATAACATAATTATCGTAATGTTTTAAATTAAAAAAATAACCATATATTAACATTTGTATGGTTTTCATAACACCTTTAGACGGTTGATTTTCTAATAAAACTAGATCTATTTTTTCATCGTTAATTTCTTTAATTTCACCTATCAATTCATCCATTCTTATGTAGATCATTTGCGATAATTCCGCTATACTAATTGATTTTTTCATTTTTTCAAATAATCTTATAACTTTCCACACAATAAGTTTATTATCTAATAAAACCGAACATCCTAAATTAATAATACCAATATCAAATGAAACTACTAACATTTTATATATTACTTATTTATTTATTCTTTATAGTGCTTTTCCATCCAATCTACCATTAGTTTAAAACCGTGTATTAATGCGTAATCTACCGTTTTAGTATCTATATTAATATAAAATCCTTCTTCATTTGTCGTAGTTGTTATTAAAGAATCGTGATTGTTAATTACCAATGTATTATCATTAATTTTACTTGATGTTGATATATAATTTTGTTTTCTATAATATATATTTAATAAATTATTAAAATATTCGAAATTAGTTAGTTTATGACCTTTTTCATATTGCTTCACTGATGTATTAAACTTATGTATTATTGATAATATTTGATTCTTAGGAATATTGGGAAAATATTCCAATAATGTATTACTTGTTATACAACCATCGCAATACAAATAACCATCTATTTCTACTGGTGTTGATGCTATAGGAACAGATGAAGATGCTTTTATAGCATCTGCAACTAAGATATCAGGTGTATTATCTGTATTAAATAATGTAAGTTCTCCGGTGCTTACACATAATGCTAATATATGTAAGTTTTTTCCGTATTTTTTAGATATATCAGCAAATGTTAGACCTTTAAATTCACTTAATCCTTCCTCCATTATATCAAAATATATTGATACATCTTGAATACCTTTTTCATATATTATATTAATTAATTTATCATACGGTATTAACTTAAATTCTTCCATTTCTACTAATTTATAAAATAACTTTTCTATTCTTGAGATGTCAATATTTAAAATAATAAAATAAGCAGTTATTGCACCAAACGATACACCTCCTATATCTTTTATCTTATCAAAATAATGTGGATAGGCTTGCATATATCTTATAATTCCTAAGTTATATAAACCCCATAAATGACTTCCTGATATAAATAAATGTGTTAAATCTGTCATTATTATTTAAATATAATGTTAAACATTTGTTGATCCAAACCCTCCTGTATTCCTTTTAGATTCCAATACATCTTCTATTTTCATTTCAATAAATTTTGGAAATACTTGCTTTCTCACTATCAACTGACAACACTTAAATGGATATTCAATATCTACAGCATCATCACACACCTTTGTTAATCCTACATACAAATTACCCTTATAACTACAATCTATTATACCTATACTATTACTTAACATATATCCGGATTTCACTATAGATGATCTAGGAACTATTTCAACATAATAACCTACCGGAATATTTAAACAAATACCAGTATCATACAATGTAGTTTTAGAATTAAGTTTTTTATGTTCATTTAAAATACTAATATCATAACCTACATCACTAAAATTAGCTTTCGTTGGAATTATAGCATCTTTGTTAATTTTAATAAAATTAATTACAGGTTGATTACAATCTATTATTTTATTAAAATTACTATCATCATATAAATGTTCCGTAGATTCTGCATACAATTTACCCATTAAATCAATATAATTAACTTTTGAAATTATAATATTATTATCTTTCATTGTATAAGGCACTGTGATCATCTTAAGAAATTCTTCATTATTATACGGAATCTTTAAATTAATATTACTAGTGTCTAAAATACCAACAGCATCTATAATACCTAAAATAACATCAGCATTATACGTAAAATCTTTATATATTTCATAATTTTTATAAGGAATTGTAGGAGATACTAAATTCCATCCTGTTAAATAATATGACTTTTCCATTTTTATAATTGTTATTCTCTTAGGAGTTTATATCATTTTTATAATATTAAATGTTCAAAAATATATTAAAATACAATAGTGGTTATAAGATCAAGTGTAGAACATTGTGATCCTACAGTCATTTAATATATAATAGAATTATTTACACCACTAAAGGTTAAGATAAACGAAATACCTAAAGATTTTAAGAGTTATAACATTTTTTTTGATATTTATTATTAATAATATAAATATCTTTAAGTTTTTTAAAATATATTTTCTGTTCTTTGTCTGTTAATCTACGAGGACATTTTGAAATTATTAAATTTAATAAAGTATCATCATAATATGAATAAAAATATTCAGTAGTTGGTTTAATACAAGGCTTAATACCTGTAAAAAAATAAACTATTTTTTCCAATATTCTCCATATTCCAATACCGTCATATATATAATTTGTATAATTATTAATTACACCATATTTCATTTCTGGATTAATTGAATGATGATGCGAATGTTCTTTGTGTGATATAAATAATCCATATTTTTGCATAAATTTAACAAATGAATTGTTTTCACAATCTCTTTGATGTGCTAGTCTATGTATATAATTTGCTAATGTTGATACTATAAATAAAGTTATAAAGAAAATATAAATGCTAATATTAATGAAGTTCTAATATTATCAAAGAAACTATTCATTACAATCATTCTAGGATAAAAGTGATGCATTGTATTGTGAAATGCAATATCATTAATAATAGAACTACTTGTATTAAACTCCAAATAATTGTCCTCAAACCAATGAATTAATGCCGTAATAAAATCAGCTATTAAATAACCAATAATTATTTGTATAATAACATTTATAATATTAAGATCAAGTGTAGAATATCGTTATCCTACAGTCATTTAATATATAAAAACATTTCTTTATATATTAAAAAAATGGAAAAACAAATAATAGAATTATTTACACCACTAAAGGTTAAGATAAACGAAATACCTAAAGATTTTAAGAATAAAATTCTTAGTAATACGAAATATACATATGATAAATATGTAGATAATGAAATGCTAAACAAAATAGTATTTGAATTAATGAATATCTTAGATGATATTTTAAATAAAATTAAAGATCTAAATATATCTTTTATAACTACAGAAGATAATGTAGAAACTTATCTATATTACAATAATAAAAAATTAGAATTTAATAATGATTATTTTGTTAAAACCTCATCATTATACTTAGAATATAAAAATAAATGGTTTGGTATTAAAAGTGATTTTAGTGCTGATATTGATGTAATTCGTGCTCAAGATATAAGATTTTTATTTTTAAAATCTATTTTATCAGCATCTGTATAATAATACGAAATACTAATCATTATGTAAGGCGACATTAAATCATTTTAAATATATAAAATCATTTTTATACCAACCTAAACAACTAAAATAAACTAAAAATAAATATTTATAATAACACTTATCAATACTATAAATTGAATAATCAAATCCTACATATACACTCCATATTAGTAGATACACTAAATTATCTAATATATCAAGTTCATTTATAGTTACTTTATTATTTTTTAAATATACCACTGAATACGTAAATGGTATAATATGTAAAATTATATTAACAATACCAAAAGAACCTAAAGATATTCCACATCTTTTAGGTATTTTATATATCAACCTAGGATCTAATAAAAACATTGAATGAAACATAATACATATAGTTATATTATTCATAATTACTTGTTTATTATAACAATCTAACCACATTGAAATAATATTCCAAATTGTAAATTGTTTAAAAAACACATTCTTAAATAAATATATATTACTAACAATGTCTAATCCCGAACCAATTATTATAGTTTTATTTATTAATAAAAATAAAGAGTAATTCATTTTCTAATATTACTACTAATAAATATATACTTATATGCTTGATAAAAATCTCATAGAATCTGTCATTTTTTGTATTATTTTATTTATTATTTTATATTTTAGTATTACTTATTACAATAATCGCAATCATACTTATGTAAAAGCAGATGATGGTAATCAATATCGTGTTCAAATTACTGAAGATAATAAAGAATCCGCTAACCTATTATCAGATGCTATTACTAGAGTTAAAACCTTACTAGATCATTTAAAAAAATCAGAATCACAAGATATACGCACTAAAACATTACTATCTCGTTTCAATCCTAATAATATAACCGAAAATGATCCACAAGAAATGAAATCAGGTGTTACAAGCTATACTGTTAATAAAGGCGAAAAAATCGTAGTTTGTTTAAGACAACGAAATAATAATTTCGTTGAAATTAATACCCTAATGTATGTTATTATTCACGAATTAGCACATATTTGCGATCTAACATCACAACAACACGATGAAAAGTTTTGGAATAATTTCGAATGGCTTCTAGAACACGCAGTTAATATTGGTATTTATAATTATGTTGATTATAGCAAAGACCAAGAACCATACTGTGGTATGAATATTACTTCTAATGTTTTAAATGACCAATAAAAAAATGATGCGTATAAAAAATTAATGACAATCAATAATAATGAACACAACAACATTTCAAATTGTTGATTGGTATATACCCAAATATGCGGATCAAATTAATACAACTGATGTAGAGAAAAAACCTTATAATTACGATATTCATATTTATGGTGTAAAATCTGATAATAAAACCGTTTTTTGTTGTATTAAAGATTTTAAACCATTCTTTTATGTAAGAGCTCCTATAAGTTTTAAAGAAAAAAACAAAGCTTTTAATTTTATTCAAACACAGCTTTTTAATAAACTACAAGACAAAGCTTACACCTATTACAAAAAGAAATACAATGTTGAGGATAAAATATGTTGTCATAAAATTAATGCAAGACAATGTATACATTGTGGTTATGAAACAGAAGATGCATTATATACAAAAGAATATGATAACTTAGACTATAAATGTGTTAAATTAACTGACTTTTGGGGTTATTCTAAAGAGCCTAGATGTTTTCTTAAAATTACTACATCTAATCTAGGATTATTTAGAAAAATGCAATCTATATTCAATTCCTTTAATCGTGATACATCTTCCAAAGATGTGTGGAAAGAAAAACCAGCTAAAGATATTTGGAAATTATACGAAACCAATATTGATCCTTTTCTTAGATTTATTCACGAAAAAGAAATTAAACCATCTGGTTGGGTTACTATCAATAATGGTGAAGAAATTGCAGATACTAATTGCGATTATGCTTATATCATTACAACAGAAGATATTAAACCCGAACCTATTAATACTATTGCACCCCTACTAATTGCTTCGTTTGATATTGAATGCACGAGTAGTTCAGGTGATTTTCCTATGGCTATTAAAACCTATAAAAGACTCGCACAAGATCTCTGTGAAAATGCAGAATATATTTGTTCAAATGATATCAGTATTATGTCAATCATTAGTAATGTTATGAAAGATGATTTTCAAATTAATAAGACAAATTGTATTCATAAAATTAATATGAAAAACGATCCAAGCCCTAAACAACTTGATGGTATCAAAAGTAAATGTGGAAATATTAAAACTATTCTTCAAAAAATATCTAATGCTAAACTTACACAAAAAGAAATTCAATGGGAAGAAGATAATATCAAAAATATTCTAGCAAAAGAATTACCAAAATTAGAAGGTGATCCTATTATTCAAATTGGAACCACCTTTCATCGTTATGGATCTGACGAAATTATTTATAAACATTTAGTTAATCTAGGTTCTTGCGATAAAATTGAAGGTGTTAAGGTTGTCCCTTGTAAAACTGAAGATAAACTACTTAAAAAATGGAAAGAAATGATGCTAATTATGAAACCTGATATTATAACTGGTTACAATATTATGGGTTTTGATTTTAAATATATTTACGATAGATGTTCAGAACTTTCTATTAACGAAATATTTACATCAGAATTCGGTAAATCTGGTAAAATTGATGCTAATTTTAGGAGTAAAACTCTAACTTCTTCAGCATTAGGTGAAGTAAATACTTATTTCTATGAATTCGAAGGTATCTTAGTTATTGATATGTTTGTTTATGTAAAAGCACCAACAATCCTAACATTAGATAATTATAAACTGGATAATGTTGCCGAACATATATTAGGAGAAAAGAAAGTTGATCTTAAACCTAACGAAATATTCTCAAAGTTTTTAGGCACATCTAACGATCGTGCTGATATTGGTATTTATTGTATTCAAGATTGCATTCTCGTAAATAGATTATTTCATAAAATGAAAGTTTTAGAAAATAACACTGGTATGAGTAATGTATGCCTTGTTCCATTATCATATATCTTTCATAGAGGGCAAGGTGCTAAAATCTATTCTCTTGTTATGTATGAATGCACAAAACGCAAACAAGTAATACCTTCTAAAGAAGTCATTGATGACGGAATGTATGAAGGTGCTATTGTTCTAAATCCTAAAACAGGTATTTATGTTGATGACCCTATTGTAGTATTTGATTATTCTTCGTTATATCCTAGTTCTATGATTGCTGAAAACCTATCACACGAATCACATATATTACCTGAAGATATTAATGAATATATTAAAGACGATAAATTACTTGAAGATACTAAAGACCTTATACTAAATAAAATTGAAATTGACGGTGATCCTCATTACTATATCAAATATCGTAATGGTAAAAAATCTACTATTCCACAGATTCTTGAAATGCTTATAAAACAACGTAAAGCAACTAGAAATAAAATTGAATATAAAACTGTTAAAACAACCACCAATGAATACAGTGGTATATATAATTCTAGCAATAATACTATAAAAACTACAGACGAAACTATTAATATTACCGAAGAAATTGTATCTATTACAGATACTTACAATGATTTTGAAAAAGCAGTATTTGATTCACTTCAATTAGCTTATAAAATTACTGCTAATTCATTATATGGACAAACCGGTGCTAAAACATCCCCTATTTATATGAAGTCTATAGCTGCCTGCACAACTGCTACTGGTAGAAATATGATTATGAAAGCTAAAGATTTTGTTGAAAAAAATTACAATGCTGATGTTATTTACGGTGATACTGATTCCATCTTCTGTAAATTTAATCTAAAACATAAAGGTAAAGAAGCCGTTCCTGAAGCTATTGAAAAAGGCTTAGAAGTTGAAAAAGCTATAGCAGAACATCTTAAAGATTACAAACCTCAAGCTCTTAATTACGAAAAAGTTCTATATCCTTTCATACTTTTCAGTAAAAAACGTTATGTAGGACTATTATACGAAACTGATCCAACTAAATGTAAGGAAAAAAGTATGGGTATTGCTCTAAAACGTAGAGATTATTCCAAAATAATGAAAGAAGTTTATGGTGCTGTTATCAAAAAGATACTATGGGAAAATGATTTACCGGGTTCTTTCGAAATATTAGATAACCATTTACAAAAAATTGTTAATGGTGATGTTGATCTTAATAGTCTTGTAATATCCAAAACATTGAAAAGCACATATAAAGATCCTACGAAAATAGCACATAAAGTATTGGCTGAAAGAATAGCTGAAAGAGACCCCGGTAATAAACCACAGATTAACGACAGGTTAGCTTATATTTACATTGAAAACGAAGATCCTAAATCACTACAAGGTGATCGTATTGAAACTAAAGATTTCATATTAGAAAATAAAGATACTGTTAAACCTGATTATCTACATTATATTAAAAATCAAATTATGAACCCCGTAGTCCAATTATATACACTTTGTATTGATCAAATACCAAATAATACATTTCCTGTTGATTATTGGAAACGTGAGGAAGATAAACTAAAACTGAAAGAAATCTATCAAGATTATGATAAGCGAATGTCAAGAATTGAAAGTCTTAAAGAACAACACGTTCAAAAATTATTGTTTGAACCTTATATTCGTCTTCTTGAAAAACCAGTATATGATAAAGAAGGTAATATTGTTAAAAAACGTATTACATCCTCACAAAAAGAAGTTGTTAATTTAGATTTTAAATCAAAGAAAGATGAATTAGAAAATGTAGAAATAATGGTTTTAGTTAAAGGTGATACTAAAAATAGTAAATTAACTGTAACAATTGGTGATATTAAAACTCAATATAATCACAATAAAAAAGATAAAAAAGAACTTTTAGTTGTAAATGCAATTAAAGATTATATTGAAAAACACACAGACAAATATCTAATTTTTAAAGTGAAAGGATGTGCGAGTCTTATAAATGAATATGCTAAAATAAAAGAAATACAAATAGAAAACTCAAATAAATCTTGGTTGGATTTAGGAGCTCCTACATTAATTATGTTTCAACCTATTATCGGTTATTATTATAGAATGAATATTACTAGCGTATAAATAGTTATTTTATAAAAAATATAAATGGCGTATTTATTTATCTTTAGAATAATTTTATTAATTATTATTTTTATAGTATTTTTAATTCCATATGTTTATTTAAATTTTAATTCTTGGTGGATAGAACTTATGACTAAATTATTGTTAAAAGTTGCTAATTTTAAAAGTATTAAAGTTAATAATGTTAAAATATTTAAACATTACATAAATACTGATAAAAAATTATTAGTAATTGCAAATCATAAATGTTTATTTGATTGTTTTATTTTACTAAATAGTTTGCAAGATATTGGATTTATGTTAAGTAAAACGGGTGGTAATTTAATGCCTTTTATTAATGCTATTAACAAAAAATCAAATTCTTTTTTTTATGAACCAAACCAAGGAACAAAAGCTTTAATAAATAAAATAAATACACGAAAAATAAATGATAATATAATTGTAGTATTTGCTGACAGTATGAATCCTATACCTGTTGGTAAAAATATAGCACCATTTAAAACAGGTGCATTTCATGGTAAATTTGATATATTACCTGTTGTTATTAAATATAAAAATGCAACTATAGATCCTACATTTAGATGGTATAAAGGAGAACATCCATTTGTTGGTTTGTATAAAATATTATTAGATGGTAAATGCGAAGTTATAACAGATGTAATGGATCTAGTAAGTTGTGATCAAAATATGAGTGTTGAAGAATATCGAGATTATGTATATAACCGAATGAATATAAGATATGATGAGTTATAAATGCTACTAGCGTATAAATACTTATTAATTATTTTTATTAAAAAGATAAATGGCGTATTTATTTATCTTTAGAATAATTTTATTTACTATCTTATATATTATATTCTACATTGGATATGTATATTGTGGATTAGGTAATTGGTGGATTACATATATAACTAAATATGCTTTAAAAGTTGCTAATATACGTAATGTAAAAATAAATGGTGAAGATAAAATACAAAAATTATATGAAAGTGATAAAAAGTTTATAGTTGTATTAAATCATAGAACTATTTTTGATATGTTGATCTCTTTTTATACTAATCCTAATATTTGTATATTAACTAGTATTCCAGGTGCTAAAATATTCCCCGGGATGTATACACTTAACAAAAAAATTAATAGTATTATTTTTGATTCTACTATCAAAGGACAAAAGATAACTGATCTAATTTATGATCGTATATCCAATAGAAAACCTAAAGATAATATGTTAGTTATTTATCCTGATGCTATGGAACCCATACCTGCCGGTAAAAATATAGCACCTTTCAAAACAGGTGCATTTAGAGGCAAATTCGATATATTACCGGTTGTTATTAAATATAAAAATGCAACTATAGATCCTACATTACATTGGTATAAAGGAGAACATCCTGTAATGTGTTTTTCTAAAGTCCTATTAGATGGTAAATGTGAAGTTGTAGCAGATGTAATGGATTTAGTAACTTGTCAGGAAAATATGACTGTTGAAGAATATCGTGATTATGTATATAACCTAATGAATATAAGATATAATGAATTATAAATAATAAATGGGTCAGGGTCCAAGCACACCAAATACTATTAAAACTCATCCTAATTCAATCAATAATAAAGATATATCAGATATAAATGATACAAAACTATTAAAATATATTAAATGTAATTATTATACAGCTAAAGAATACAAAGATATTGATAAAAACTTATTACCTAAACATATGTGCAAAATACGTAAAACAGTTAATCTTGGAAACACTAAAATAAATAACTCTACTATACGAACTAATATTCTAAAATCTTTAGATTATAATACCAAAAAACACGGTAATAATATCGAAATGTATCAATTTACTATGTCTCCAGACCAATTACAAAAATTAGAACAAATTATTGATAATATATTATTACAATTTAGTAAAACCATTATTGGTGGTAAAATACCAGGACCTATTTATGTTGCTTATTCTAAAATATTAGATTATAATGGATCTTATATAACACGGTATTGTGATAAAATTAAGAACGATAATAATGATCTTAAAAAACAGTTTTTTACTGAAATTGTTAATCAATTAAAAAATAATAATAATAAATCTATTGTAGATAAAACTATATATGGTCGTTATGTATGGAAAGGTAATATAGATTTAATTATTTTAATCCCAAATATGAATAATTTAAATAAAATACATACTAATATGTTTGATTATTTTATACATAATGAAATTAGTAATTATTTAGTTAATCATAATTTTATGAATAATATTATACCAACTGATAATTCAAAAGTTCCTACGTTTTTACGCAAATTTGCAAATAAAGAAAGCAATTTTGAACATGATTCAAACAATATATGCTATTTTCATGGTTGCACTACTTCCTCTATTGAAGAAAATATTAATGCAATATTACCTAATTTTAGTGAAGACAAAAGCACAATGAAAGCCAATGTTAAACTTACTAAAGTTTATTTACCTAATAAATGTTTACGACCAATTGATTATGCTAAAAATGGCTATAATCCAAAAGGTGATAAAATACGTAATAAATTTAGATTTAAATATAATGTTGATTATACTGATATTGTATTTGAAATGATTTTTTGTTTAGCAATTGATTGTATGTTTAAAAATTCACATAAAAAAAATGGTATTGCGAATAGATGGGACAATTATATTAAATTACTTAATAAAGATCCTAATTTATTACAAGCAGATGAAATATGCGATGATCATATCATTTTACATATGAATAGCTACATTTTTGAATGTATTAAAGGAACACCTCCACCTGAAAAAAAAGATGATGAAGACGCTGTTGAATTAGCTATTAAACCTATAAAAATTAAAAAAAATCATTATACAATGTGGAATAATGATGTTATGAAAGAACTTGCTAAACGTAATAAAATATTTCCAGGAATACAACAATTTATTTATCCATTTTTTCAAATTAATATTAATAAATCATTAATTAATAATATAACATTTTATTTACCTTGGGGTAATAGATTACTTACAAATAAAGAATTTATTACTAATGGTGAATTAAAAACTGAAATTAAATCACATAATAATACATATTCATTATTTACTAATCAATATGGTGAAATTAATCTTAAAAAACATAATACCATTATTAAAAAATTTAGTTCTTTTCGATTTCCAAACGGCAAATATGCTATTTCTTTAACATCCGATTGTAAAATAACTGTAAATACGTTAAATAATGATAAAGCTGTTGTTGTTACCATTAAAATAACAGAACAAACTAAATATAAATTACCATTGTCTCTAGTAATATCTGATAATGGTAATATTGTAGTTTATGAAAATGGCTTTAATCCAATACAATTATTAACTAATTTTATTGTTTCAAATAGTTCTTATACAAACGATATTAATAATATTAATAAATATGGGTTATGGAATTATTTATCTCAATCAAATGAATCAAATCAATCAACCAAATCAACCCATTCAACCAAATCATCACAATTAAATTCTAGTAAATATGCAAAATGTGAATGGATTACCACTGAAATAGAACCTTTTACAAATAAACAATGTAACGATAAAATAACCATATTAAATGAAATTTCAGACAATAATCGTTTATATAGTAGTAATAATAATTCCAAATATTATACTAATGCAAAAACAATATATGAAAGTTGTAAATGGAATACTAACGAAATAATACAATAAGTTTTTATCTTTTTGATTTGTAAATAATAATGGATATTTTAGATTTATATTTCAAAGATCATAAATACCCCTTAGTTAGCCATCAACTTGATAGTTATAGAGAATTCCTAAGAGCTTATATACCTAATATCATATGCAGTAATAACCCAATTAGTATGATAAAAACACAAAATGATAAGATGATTTTTAAATTAGAAATTGAGATTGGTCATAATAATAAAATATATGTTGATAGACCTATAATTAACGAAAATAATAAAGACATATTATTAACACCTAATGAAGCAAGATTACGTAATTTAACATATCAAACTAACATATATGCTGATGTTAAATTTAAATTTTATGATAGAAATGACTTTACAACCCCTGTTAAATTTGACGATGATAAAGATACTTTATTTGAAAAAATGTATATTGGATCTGTTCCTATTATGCTTCATAGCGATGCTTGCATTCTTCACGGTAATAATAAAAAAGTTTTAAGTGAAATGAAAGAATGTCGTTATGATTACGGAGGATATTTTATATTAGATGGAAAAGAAAAAGTTGTTATATCACAAGAAAGAATAACTAAAAATAGATTATTTTTACAAAAGTTAGATGAAGGAGATGATTTTAGTCATAAGGGTTATATATCTTGTATAGCTGAAAAAGGCGAAGGTTCTCTATATCCTAAACGTTTTGAAATGAAAATGTGGAAAAAACCAACAAAAATAGAATATAATGATCGTATAAGCAATAGATATATAAAAGAACTCGGATTTTCTGACGTTCTTAATGTTGTATCACAAATTAAATACCAAAATCAAGGTTCAACTGTCTTTAATATGGCAAAAATAGGAATTGATATTCCTATCATTTGTTTATTTAATTTCTTAGGAATACTGACAGATTACGATGTTTATGAAACAATATTCGGTAATCCAGATGATCATACAATAGAGCAAAAAAATAAATATGAAGAGTTTTTAAGACCTTGTATAATAAGTGCAAATGAATTTACTACATTTAACAAAATGTTCAATTTAGTAGATTATATATTTGATCATAACATAAGTAATATTAAAAGCAAAGAAATTATTAATGGTATTCTTAATTTAGATCTATTTCCAAATATAGAATCTTGGGATGGTAAAGTTAAATATTTAGGCTATATGGTTAAACAATTTGCTTATTTTACTTTTGGTTATTTAGAAGAAACAGACAAAGATAGTTACTTTTATAAGCGTATTGATGTTAGTGGTGCTATGTTAGCAGATTTATATAAAACTACATATGCGAAATTTACTAAAGCAATAAGAGATAAAATAGATAGTAAATATAATTATAGTAGTATTATTAATATTGATGCTATTAATTCTACCGATGATACTATAAATATTAAAATGTATAAGAAATTTATGGGTAATAGCGATGATGTTCGTAGAATATTACCATCAATATATATGAGCGAAACATTTGTAAAATCTTTAAAAGGTAAATGGGGATTATCTGATGCTAATCCTGATGATTGCGAAGAAGGTAAGGTTCAAGATTTGTCTAGAATTAGCTATTTAGGGTATTTATCCCACGTTAGACGTGTTAATATTGATATTGATAGAAGTCTTAAATTATTTAAATCACATATGTTACATATTCATCAATTTGGTATTATCTGTCCATATGAAACACCCGATGGTGGTTCTATAGGATATTTAAAGAATCTTGCATTACTTGCGAAAATTACTGCAGGAACTAGTCAAGATGATATACTAAAATGTTTAATTGATAGTACTGTTTTTATAGATTTAGAAAATTGTAGTGCAAAGATTTTAAATAAAGTTAAAACAACTTTGCTATTTATAAATGGAACTTTAGTAGGCACAACACATAAACCAATTATTTTAAATAGATTTTTAAAAGCTTGCAAAAAAACAGGATCTGTTAATATTTTAACTGGTATCATTTTAGATCGTCTTAATAATGAAATACGTATTTTAACAGAACCAGGTAGAGCAATGCGACCACTACTTATTGTTAAAAAATCAAAGATTCATAGTTGTAAAAAAGACGATAACTGGTTTAATCTACTATTAGGAACTTATCATACAGATAACGATTACACTGAAAATATTTATACCAAAAATGGTTATAAATCACCTTTTAAAGATAAAAATAAAGATCTACTTGAAACAATTGAAGCAATGGAAAAACACTGCGGTGTTATAGAATATATTGATATCGAAGAAACCGATATTTCATATATTGCTATGAATGAAACTGCAATTAATAACCAACATACACATTGTGAAATACATCCTTCTACAATGTTAAGCGTTGTTAGTGTTAATATACCAATGTGTAATCATAGTTTTGCTGCACGTAATATTTTCCACGCTTCTCAATCCAAACAGGCAATTGGTGTTTATGCAACTAACTTTAAAGATCGTTTTGATACTGCAGGTTATTTATTACATTACTCACAAAAACCGATCATTACTACAAAACCATCTAATTTAACACAAAGTGAAAATATGCCAAACGGCACTAATATTATTGTAGCTGTTATGTCTTATTCCGGTTTTAATCAAGAAGATAGTTTAATGATCAATCGTGGAACTATTGAAAGAAGTTTTGAAGAAATTAGTTCTTTTAAATCTGTTTCGTTAAGTATTTCAAACAAAGATGTTAATGAAAAAGAATATTTCTGTAATCCTAAAGATCTAGTTAATAAAGGTATTAATGTAAAAGGTTTTAAGAAAAAAGCAAATTATTCTTATTTAGATGAAAATGGTTTTATTAAAAAAGGAATACACATTCCACCTAATATGGATGTTATTGTTATAGGTGCTATCCTTGAAAGAACAGTTATCAAAACTGAAAAAAAAGGAATGTTTGATAGAGCAGTAACTGAAAAAGAATATGTTGATATATCTGTTATGACAGACATATCCGCTTACGGTATTATTGATGATGTATATGTTTCCAGTAGAACTTTAAAAAATAAAGATAAAATATGTAAAGTGCGATTCTTAAAAATTAAACAACCCGAAATTGGTGATAAACATTCTAGTAGACACGGACAAAAAGGTGTTATAGGTCGCATATTTGATGAAGAAGATATGCCTTATACAAAAGATGGATTAAGACCAGATATAATTATGAATGCTCACGCATTTCCTTCACGTATGACAATAGGACACGTTGTTGAAAGTGTATATGCTAAAGTATGTTGTCTTAAAGGTGTTCAAGGTGATGGAACTGTATTTGTTCCATTTGATCGTGAGAAAATGCAAGACGATTTAGCGCGGTCTGGATTTGAAAGAAATGGAACTGAAATAATGTATAATGGTCTAACCGGAACCCAAATTAAAAGCGAGATTTTTATTGGTCCCGTTTATTATTTTCGCCTTAAACATATGGTTTCTGATAAAATTAACGCTAGAGGACACGGTGCTTTCGCTCCTAAAGAATTCTTGACCAGACAACCAACCCACGGAAGACGTAAAAGTGGTGGTCTGCGTTTAGGTGAAATGGAACGTGATGTATTATTAGGACACGGTGTATCTTCATTTATTAAAGAATCTTATATGGAACGTTCAGATAAATTTTCAATGCTTATCGATGAACACGAAGGAACACCTATCACCAAACCAACACTTAATATGGCAAAGGTTGATATACCTTACACTTTCAAATTATTATCACAAGAATTAAATACTATGAGTTTAGATATGAAATATAACACCATTAATACTATTGAACATAATAATCTTAATAGTATTGAACATTTTTCAGATAATGATGATAATGACGATGATACTATTTATTTTGAAGATACTGAAAAAAACGAAGAGTTATATAAAGAATTTATGTCTTATGTCAGCAAAAAAGACGTTAAAAAAACTAAAAAAATTGATAAGCCTGATAAGCCTGATAAAACTAAAAAAACTGATAAGCCTAAGAAAATAAAAGGCGGTTATATAGAAGATTCGGATGATCTAAATTCAGATAGTGATGATAGTGATAATCAACATATTGATATAGAAGATTTTGAAAAAACTGATGATGCTGATGGTGGTTATACAGAAAATGATGAAAACATTGGTGATGCTGACACAAATGTTGATGGTGAAACAACTGAAAATGATGAAGAAACTACTGATGCTGTAACAAATGTTGATGGTGAAACAACTACTGATGCTGTAACAAATGTTGATGGTGAAACAACTACTGATGCTGACACAAATGTTGATGGTGAAACAACTACTGATGCTGTAACAAATGTTGATGGTGAAACAACTACTGATGCTGTAACAAATGTTGATGGTGAAACAACTACTGATGCTGTAACAAATGTTGGTGATGAAGGAACTACTGATGCTCTAACAAATGTTGGTGGTGAAACAACTACTGATGCTGTAACAAATGTTGGTGATGAAGGAACTGCTGATGCTCTAACAAATGTTGGTGGCGAAATAGAAGAAAATGAATATACAAACAATGAGATTATTGAAAAAATGATCATTGAATTAAAATAAATATACTAAATAAATAATGCAAGGAGATACTATTTTTCTCTTAGTTTTTATATTTATAGTTCTTATAGCAGTTGGTATAATAGGCGTATTATACTTTATGCACGTATCAAAATATGATGAATCTAATACATTTTACAAAAATCTTTTAGAAATTATTAAAGATAATCCTAGTTTATCTAATGATCTAGAAGATAAATTACTTGATAAAGATTTTAATATTAATGATGTATCTACTAGCCAACGTGATCTTTCAAATATCTTTGGTGCTAAACTATTTAATGATCAACAACGCGAATTAGTTAAAGATGCCAATAAAGCATATACAGATGAAAAATTAAGTAATCTTGAAGATAGTGATGAATATAGATATCTTAAGGGTTCTTATGCTGTTATTAACGACAATGACAGCCTTTCAAATATATATAATAATTCTGCATCTGCATATGTATTTAGCAGTAATTTAGAGTTATCTTATAAATTTTTTAATGGTGCTCACAATCAAATTGATACTAATACATATGTTAGTATGATTAGTTCAAATTTACGTTATGATAGTATTTTAGGTGATGGTAGTGTATTAAGTAATTTAGATGATTTTTATAGTATTAATACTAATGCTAATACAATTGATTTAAAAACTGGTAAGAAATTTAGAATTGATATTGGTGAGTTGAAATTGTGTAATGGTAATCCCAGTGATACTAATGTCAGTTGTTCTAATCTAAATTTTAATAATTTAAATTCCTCAAATTTATTTGCTTCTCCCTAATAATCCCAAATAAATAGATCTTATAATAATAATAAGAATGAAAACAATATTATTAATAATATTAGCTATCATAGCTATAGCTACTATAATTACATTGATATTATGTAAAACTAAAGAAGCATTTACTCAAGATATTTACGATTTACGTAATTCAGAACCTAACGATATTATAGATTTTAATTACGGTGAATATAGTTATGCAACTACTTCCATCAATCCTGATCCAACCCTAGATCCAGTCAGCCAACCTGTGTTAGCATCGTTTTGTTTTAAATCCCAAGGATTCTTAAAAGAAGAATGGAGACCTGAATATAATAATCCTTTGGAAATTATTAAAAACGAAATACCTATAAGAACATCTCCAGCTATCCACGATATAACAGATTTAATAACCAGACAAACAATATATAATGCTATCAAACAAGATCTAGATCATTTTAAACAACATAATCCTGAATTATACAGTAAAGTGCAAAAAATAACACCTAATACAGATGAAAATCAAAATATAATTAAAAATAGTATAATGGTAGGACCCGTTTATGCTATTTTTATTCATCATCCATATTATATTGAAAATAATATAGAAGAATCTAAAAAATATTACAAAGATATTTATTTTAATAATAAAGACTCTAAGGATTTTACTCCTGCATATGCCATCTATAATAATGGTGATTTTGATACTGAAAAAAATACAGATGTTAATGCAACAAATATAAAAACACAAATGTTATTATTATACCCATTATACGATAAATATAAAGATGAATTATATCAAGCCAAGTGTGATTATTATAATTTAGAACAAAACGGAACTGATAGTGAAGGAAATATCAAAATAAAAGATAATACTAATTTATTATTTAAACAACGTCCGTGTTTTTCAGGTATTACGGAAATGATGCGGTATTTTAAATCAGCTTCTTATTATCAAAACCTATTATATTGTTCTGAACAAATTTGTAATGATAATGAACGAACAGAATTTTCGTTAAAATTCAAATTATCAAATGATGCTAATTGTTTTATTAAATGTAAAGGATCTTTATCAATCTCAAATACAGATATGAAAATTGTATGCGGATGTGCCAGTCAATTCAATGTTGATGATCCTGTATATCCTGAACAAAGTGAAGATCCTGAACAAAGTGAAGAACCTGAACAAAGTGAAGATACACAAGAAAAATCATTTACAATTCCGGATGATTTCAGTGTTCCTGAAGATAATCAATATAATACAAGATGTAAAAGCACATTTAATACAGAAATAGAAGATGAAAAATATTATATATATGGTTTTGGTTATAGAATAAATGAAGAATTAGTTGTAAATAATGAAATAGGTAGAGTAACAATATCACAAAATGATATAATAAAACTTAATGAGTCTATTAATCCTACAAAAATAACTGAAAATGGTAAATCATATTTAGAGTTAATTAATAGATGTGATACTTAATCACTATCAGAACGAAAGTCATCTTCATCACTATGTTCATAATTATTAACGGTTTCCCAAAAATCTAATATCTTAGGTTTATAATATTCTTTCCAATTATTTTTATCAAAAACTATACGTTGGACTTGCATCTTACGTAGCTTCCAATAAATTATGTTTCCATCATTTAAGTTCAAAGCACTTAAATAACATTCTAAAGGTGTAAGACCAATTTCAGTATAAAAATCAAACTTACAATCATCATCTTTATCAACCACAATTATACCACAATACTTTTCTTCCAATTTTAAAAACTCCTCTTTTGTTTCCACTATTTCAAATTCAAACTCTGCAAAATCACAATCAGTTAATTTACATACTGCCATTTGACCTTGTATTTGCGCCATATATTCTTTTTTAACATAATCTTCTTGTATCTTACGACTTATAGGACATTTAATTTCTAGCATAACACCCAAAGCAGTTATACCATCAGGAGATGCTCCGTAAAACTCAATATCTTTATCAGTTGATCTTATAACACCAAAATCATATACCGTAATATCATTGTGTTCTTTCGCATAAATATTAGTTGCTATAGGTTCAAACATTATACCCCATGTTAATGCTTTAGCTTTAATACGTTTAACAATCTTTTTAGCTTTAGTTTTTACCAAAGTTTTACTTTTAATAATAGCATTATATGTATCACTCGCTGTTAACATATTTTTACGCATATCAAACCATTCATCACTTCTTTGAACAACTACAGGTAAAGTCTTCAAATGCTTTAATTGTTTTCTATTTTTTTTAATTTTTATAATAGCATCTTTAAACTCGTCTTCAGTTACATTATATACAGCATCGTAATCTTTTACTTGAGGTAATTTTCCTTTCATTTTATAAATTGACCATATCAAAGCTTCAATGTTTAATCCCATTTTTATAAAAAAATAACTTCTCCTCTTTTGTTAGAAAATTAGGATCTTTCTCTTTCTTTCTTGATTTAGGTTCTTCCAACGATTCCAATTTGCTTTTTAATAAAATATCTAATATTGTTACTGAACTCATTTATTAATTAAAATATAATGCTTATATGCTTATATCATTTTTTTTTTTTAAACCTTTTGCCATATCACCTAACAAATCTTTAGCTGTATCACCTAACAAATATGTAGCTGTATCACCTAACAAATCTTTAGCCTTCTCTTTAGCCTTCTTTGTAGCCTCCTCTGTAGCCTTCTCTATAGCCTTCTTTGTAGCCTCCTTTATAGCCTCCTCTGTAGTAGCCGTCTCTGTAGCTGTATCACCTAAAAACGCATTAGCCTTCTCTTTAGCCTTCTTTGTAGCCTTCTCTGTAGCCTTCTCTATAGCCTTCTTTGTAGTCTCCTTTATAGCCTCCTCTGTAGTAGCCGTCTCTGTAGCTGTATCACCTAAAAAACGCATTAGCCTCCTCTGTAGCCTCCTTTATAGCCTTCTTTGTAGCCTCCTTTATAGCCTCCTCTGTAGTAGCCGTCTCTGTAGCCGTCTCTGTAGCCGTCTCTGTAGCCTCCTCTGTAGTAGCCGTCTCGTTAGCCTCCTCTGTAGCCGTCTCGTTAGCCTCCTCTGTAGCCGTCTCTGTAGCCTCCTCTGTAGCCGTCTCTGTAGCCTCCACTTCAGCCTCCGCTTCAGCCTCCACTTCAGCCTTCTTTTTAGCCTCCGCTTCAGCCTTCTTTTTAGCCTCCGCTTCAGCCTCCGCTTTAGCCTCCGCTGTAGCACCATCAACATTCTTAACACCGTCTTTATCACCTAATGTATTATCATTCTTAACAATTGCATCATTCGTAGATTGTTTTGCTAGTTGTGCTTTAAGATTAGTCAAAAGATCTGTTATAATATATTTAGGTTCTATACTAGAATCAAATATACTAGCAATACTATACACAACTAATACAAAAACTTCTTTAAATCTAGCATATATAGGTTTAGTATATTTATAAAATAATACAGCTATTACTACTAATATAACAAAAACAGATAATAATATTATTGTTGCCGGTAATCCTAATATATATGAGTTTTTCATTATATCATCAGTATCACCACTAT